GCATGAGGCAGCGTCTCCGCATGTTGGTTGAGGAACCTTTCATTGAGGCTGCCACTGAGATGGTCAGCCAACTTGTGGTTCCGGCCGGCATGTATGCCGAAGAGCATCTGAAGTCGACGAAAGGCAAGACCTTAACCCTCCGCTTTCCTGTTGGGATGCGCGAGCTCCAGGTGAAATCACCTGAAACCGTGGGTCAGGACGACACTGGTGTTGAGCTCAGCGATCTCGCTATTTTGCGGAAGGAGGTGAAGGTCAAGATTGATGCCATCCGCCGTTCCGGTCATCGGGGCACGAGCATTTTGAACTGGATTGCTAACCACATTTTGTGGGTTTGGGTCTTGTTCGGCAAGCACGGCGCTTGCTTTGCTCACCCTGACCGCCGCCGCTGCAAAGACATCTTCGGGCGCGAGCGAACTACCATGTTTTGCTTCGAGGGTGACGACAGTATCTTGGTCGTGAGTGGTTCTTTTACTGAGGACGAGATCAAGAAACTTGCCGAGCGGTGGACTGCTCTGGGCCATCGACCCAAGCTTCACTATCGCAAACCTGGCCAGGCTGCCGAGTTTTGCGGGTGGAAGTTCTTGGTCGATGAGCATGGCTTGAAGGCCGAAGGGTGCACAGTCGACGTGCCCAGGCAGTTTAGGAACGGACATACCTGCATCGCACCCGAGGCGGTGGATGCAGTCGTGCGGGGCAATCGCGTGAAGTTCGCCAAGGTAGCGGTGCCTGGCATGCTTACACGCGCTTACACTTTGGCCGACACCGCGCCTAGCCTTGCTCAGTACTTCCTTGGGATGGCTGAGTATTTTAACGGCGGCGTGGTGACCGATGCTAATTTTGAGGTGAGGCAACTCCACAAGCTGGGCGAAATTGCAGCAGACTTACCAGAGATGTGGCGCACAGATGTTGAGAACATGCGTGGCCTTGAGGACATGGTTGACATGAGGTCGATCGTGGAAAAGATCTATTCTGCTGTCGCTGTGGGGAAGCTCGCCTGCGCCGATGAAGCCAAATTTGCTGTTGCCCACGGGTGGGTCAAGGACGCGTCCGAGTATGAGCTATTCGTCGATTTGCTCAACGCTGCCGGATACAGCCAGCACAATGTGCTGGATTTGGTCGACCTGCCTGGCAAGTTTGGTGAAGCCTGATTCCGCATTTTGCGGAGGGCAACTGTAGGTGGTACTGTTTTAACCTTCCTTGTATTGCACTGACAGATAATGCACCAGGGGCGTGGATATCAGCACGAGGGTGTTGGTTGAAGCGAGTAGGGAGCGTGCGGGATATTGACACGGTCACTCAGCGTGAAGCCGGAAATCCCCCGACAAGCCATTTTGGAGTCGGACCAACTGCCTGGGTAAGGGGTAAGTGGTGCATGAAAATAGCCAGACCTCGGGCTGCTCCCCGAATTACCTTCGAGATCTGACGTACCCGGTCAGGTCCTGGAGCCAATTAGCG